CCTTTGGTTGTTGATTTAATTCGTAAAGCTATAAATGGGGATTATAACTACGATAAATTTAAACCAGAGTTTGTTACCAGAGAAATGTTTTTAGAGCTAAAAGAAAAAGACGGCTATATAAAATATATATGGAGTTTTGGGAATAGAGGAGAATCATATTTATTTGGCAAAGATATAGAAAAACAAAAACAAGCATTACATAACGCCATAGTTTTTGAGGATTATTCCGAAGCAATAAAGATAAACGAAAACTTTAAAAATATTAAAGGCAATACAATAAAAGATAGACGTTTATCTTGCGTGAGAATAGTAAAACAAGACTTAAAAACAAGATGTGATTTACAGCAGTTACAGCAGTTAGAGCGGTTACAGCAGTTAGAGCGGTTACAGCAGTTAGAGCGGTTACAAATTAATTGTGGCTCTTATCTTGATTATAAACATCAAGACGGTGATGCTGTTTATTGCGACCCTCCTTATGAAAATACAGAAAAATATAGCAAAGATGGTTTTAATCACAAAGAATTTTACGAATGGGTAGCCACAAGAGAATATCCTGTTTATTTTTCAAGCTATGCAATAAGTGACGAGAGGTTTTTTAATGTTTATGAACAAAGTAAGCGTGTAACTTTAAGCTCAGGCAATAATAGTAATAGAAAAGTCGAGGTTTTGTATTGCAATAAAAATGATAGATTAACATTATTTTAAGGGGTGATTATATGAACAAACAACCAAAACAAATATTTGACCATTTCGGCATAGAAGCCTAAAAGATGAAGCTAATAGAAGAAATGGCAGAGCTAACAGTTGAGCTTGCTAAGAACAAAGACGAACTTAAAATAATGGCAGAAATAGCTGATGTTAGTGTTGTTTTAGAGCGGATAGTCGATTATTATGGCAAGGAAGCAATTGAAAACATCAAACAAGGCAAAATCGAGCGGACTTTAGAGCGGATTAACAGCGGTTATTATGATGCTTCACAACATTTATAGCAATTAACTTAAAAAAATAAAAAAACTTTCATTTTGTTGTTGACATATAAGAAACTATATAATATATTATAGTTATGTTCAACACAAACAGGAGTTTTTAAGATGTTTTTTGATATTTTCACACAAAAGTTAAACGGTTCTTTAGTTAAATTAGATAGTTTAAATCGTGATGAATTAGATGTCGGAATGTTGACAACATACAGAGCAACCAAATACAGCAACTTGACGGTTGTTAGAAATGACGGCAAAAAAGTTGTTTATGATGCAGTTGGTGATGAATGGAAAAAAAGGGGGTAGTTATGACATACGAGCAAGAAATTGTAACTGATGTTTATAACAGTCTTAAAAACAAACCTTGCAAAATAGGATATGATAAAATTTTAAATAAATATCAATTTCCTATAAGCGAAGATGATGCAAAAAAATGTTTTATAGAGTGTAAGGCATTACAACAAAAACATTATAAAGACAATCAAATTTGGGGGTTTTAAGAAGAATGTAAAAAAATACAATCTGATTTTTATGAATTGGTTTGTAAAATGAGAAAAATAAATGAGTAGAAAAAAAATAAAAAAACTTTTATTTTATTGTTGACATATAAGAAACTATATAATATATTATAGTTATGAACACAACAAAAGGAGTTAGAAATATGAGCAAAACAATTACTTTAAGAGAACATAATGAACAACTAGCAGATATTATTCTTAAGATAGCACTAAAAAAAGATGTTGTTATTATAGCTTTGGAATCTTTACAACAAAAAATAAAAAAAACAAATCTTAACAAATCGCAATATGATGAGATTAACCAAGAAATACAAGAAATAAAAGATTTAGTTAGAATAAAGATTTAGTTAGAATTAAGGCGGCATAAAATGACAAACAGTTATTATAAATTGCAACCGATTGTTGTTGACATATAAGAAACTATATAATATATTATAATTATGAACAACACAAACAGGAGTTAAGAATTATGACAAAATTAACAGTAAGTAGAAAATGGTATGAAAGTCAAACAGAAGAATTTAAACAATGGTTCGCAATTTTAGCTCCTAAAAACGGAGTGCAAGAAACAAAACAATTTTTAAATCTTTGCAATAAATACGGTGTAACTCCTCGTAGTGAAGTTAAATTGCAAGCCATAGATTTACATGGCAATTTATATGAAGTTAATGCAGATACAAGAAAAATGAGAATTGTAGGGAAAGTTTAAAATGAAAACACCAGAATATCAAAAGCGAGCTTCAAAAGCATACGAGGCTCGCCAGAATGAAAAGGGATTATTCAAAAAAGCTCTTTGGGTAACTCTTGAGGAATACGAGGCTATAAAGCTTTTATTAAAAAAATTGCGGGATAAGGAAAAAACAAATGAGTAGCAAAAAAAGGAATTGTTTTAAGAAAAAATCTTATAATTGCATACTTGAGGCTTTTTCAAAGGTTGCGTATTACTACAAGCATAATAAACTAAAACAAAAACCTTATTTATGCGAAATTTGTGGAAAGTATCATTTAACAAAGGAAAAAAAATGGCTGAAAAATCATTAAATTTTAAAATACCTCAAATCGCCTATGAGCCACAAGATATTTTTTACAAAGCTATGTTTAGGGGTTTGTTTGAAAAACAGGGTTATGACGTTAAAAATGTTGAAATAAAAGATAAAGAGGTTTGGGTTGAATGTGATATAAACGAACTTCCTTTAAAAAGAATGATATTGATATGTAATAAACAGATAGTTGGTTAAAAATTACGTTGCAACAATAACTAAAAGGGGTTAAAATAGTTGTTTATAATAAACAAATATCACAGGTAAACAATGACTGAACAAGAACAGATGACAAAACAAGATTTAACTAAAAATATTTATGGTGGATTATGACTGAAGATAAAAAAAACGAATTAAAAGAAGCTATCAAAGAGGCAATATATACGCAAGAGGCTATCAATGGCTAAAACATTTAAAGTTAATGATATTTGGGAAACATATAAAAGAAAAAGACAAGTTAAAATTCTTGAAATAGATACCAAAAAGGGAATTATAAAAACTAACGACTATTTATACCCTTTGCGAGATTTAAAAGGTTGTTGGGGTGTGTTCCCTGATAATGATTTAAAAAAGCTAATTAGTAGAAATGGAGTTAATTCGTGACTGAAAAAAAAAGCTATCAGAAAATAACAGCTGAAAAAAGACGAGCTGAAAACAAAACAGCCCCTAAACTTATTAGAGAAATACATAAAAAACGAGGTTAACAATGACTAAAAAGAAAATGGGCAGACCAAGAGCAATAACACCAGAGGTTGTCCGAAAACTAGAAGAAGCTTTCGCCCTTGGTGCAAGTGTCTTAAGTGCTTGTTTTTATGCTAATGTTCCAACATCAACTTTTTATGATTATTTAAGGGATAACCCAGACTTTTCGGATAGAATAGACCAGTTAAAAGAAAGACCAGTCCTAAAAGCTTTAAAAACAAGAGATGATTTAGTCGGCAAAGGGGACTGGCAAGCAACAAAAGATGTTCTTGATAGACATTATGGCAAAGCACCGGATAAGGTAGAACTAACAGGCAAAGAAGGTAAAGACTTTATAATAGTTGTAGCAGACGAAAGAGCTAAAAAAGCCATTGAGGAAATATGATAACATTTTCAGAAGTATTTTATCGCAATCAGGAAGCTTTAAAGAATAACATTAGATATATTATTAATTCTGGTGGTTCTAGCTCCACAAAAACTTATTCAATCTTACAGCTTTTAGTTTTATACTCACAAAAGCACGCCGAACAGATAGATGTACTGGGATTATCAGTACCTCACTTAAAAAGCGGTGTTTTAACTGATATGGAAAAGATATGCCAGCAATTCGGTTTTAATTTTGATGACTATTATCAAAAAACAGACAAGATATTTAAAAAAGGCAAAGGCGAAATAAGGTTTTTATCTATAGATAAGCTTGGCAAAGCTCATGGCGGTAGAAGGGATATATTATATATAAACGAAGCAAATCATCATAATTTCAAGATAGTTGAACAGTTAATGATGAGAACAAGAAAGCAAATATTTATAGATTTTAATCCTACTAAAAAGTTTTGGGTGCATTCTGAATTATTAGGCAAAGATGATGCTATTCTGCTAAAATCAACATATAAAGATAACCCATTTCTTGACCAGCCGACTATTGATTTTATTGAAGGAAAAAAAGGCGATAATAACTTCTGGCGAGTTTATGGACTTGGCGAGATTGGCGTTGCTGAAGGCTTGGTATTTAATAACTTTGAAGAAAAAGAGTTTAACAAGGAACAATTTGAACATTATAGACATGGTATAGATTGGGGATTTAGCAAAGACCCCTTTGCATACGTTAGATGTGCAATACAGCGAGAAGAATTATATATTTGTGATGAAGTGTATAAAAGAGGTTTGCTTAACAAAGAAGCCGCTGAATTAATAAAACCCATTGCTAAAACAGATTTTATAACCTGCGATAGTGCCGAGCCTAAAAGTATTTCCGAGATGACAAATTACGGATTATACACAAGACCAGCAAAAAAAGGACAAGGAAGTATTGAAACAGGCATTAAGTTTTTACAGAGCTTTAAAAAGATTTATATCCACCCTGATTGCAAGAATGTTTTAGATGAATTTAAC